TCATACTCACTAATGAATAACACATCAAACACATCAGACAACGGATCTAAAATACTTTCTGGGTTATTCATACCATATCTAAATAAATCTATAACATTATTATCTTTGTCTTTTGCAAAGTGTATGTATGCCTCGCTATATTCTATTTTTTTCCAAGTATGATTAGGAATGTAAAAATATTTATAATCATCATTATCGACAACTTTAAAACCTTGTTTTTTTAAAATTTTATTGTTCTTAATATCGTCCAAAGATATTGGTTTATTTGGTCTATAATATGTAGACATTAGGCACACTCCTCTAACATTCCGTTAGTAAAATAATATTTTCCTTGATGTTTGATACTATCTCTAACACCCCTAAATTTGTTTGCAGTTTTTACATCGCATACCCAGCAAACTGATATTTTATAAAGATCACTTACATGATCTAACTGTCTTAATAAAAAGTTTACGATAGTCTTATCGTCGTCCAAGTATTCATTAGGAATACTAATCTCAAACCACTCTTGATTATGATTATCAAAAGATGCAATTACATCTGCTTTTATCATAGTTCCCCCTTATTACTAAATTCAACTTCTAAATCGTTGTCAAACAAAGCATTATGTTCTTCTATTGCTGACATAACATTTCTTAACTGGTGGTGTATTTCCCAAACTGAGTTTGACCTTTCTCGTTCTTGTGTTTCTTTTTCTGCAATATGATCTCTAGTAGAGTGATAGAGTGCAATTTTTTCAGCGTGTTCTATTGGTAAATCTCTAACAGTTCCATAAACTTTACGGCTCCCTCTACCTCTGCCTTTAAACTGATAGCGTTTTTTATTAGCTATTGTCATAAGAAACTCGTATAGCTCGTGTCCGTTCGTTATAGGACTATCTAACGGCCCTGTTGGTATATCAAAAGTGTTCTTTCTGATATGCGTAAATTTATTATGTTCCTTTAATTTGTATTCCATTATTTCTCCTATTAATGATTACTAATTGTAAATTATACACATTTTTTTAGAGATTACTATATGTAGCCATAAAATATTGTAAAAAATATTATTTTCATAGGATAGTGAGATTATTAGCATTTTCTCTGTCCCTCTGTCGTCTTGCTAATATAATTTGAACGGGACGGGACGGGATAGCTTTTTTGCGATTCTGACCCGTATGTATAGCTTAGCATACACACAACACCCAACAGATCCGAAGGGCCACTTCCTCCCACTTTAGGTAAACGGGACGGGAACGGGACTATTTATAGTAGATTCCAGGTTCTTAAAAATTTTTTTATAACACTATAGAGCTGGAAGCAGCGCGCGCTGGTATCTGTTGCCTGTCAAGTATGTCAAGAAAGTAAACGGGATCGGGAATTGTAATAGTTATTATTTAGAAGCTAGGTTTTTTGTATAGATCTACACCTAAGACCAGGGATAGCGCGCGCTGGTTTCTCCTTCACAACTATCTACTTAAAAAATAAAAAAAAATAATTTACAAAAAGTAATCATTTGCTATAATTAAGGTTCATATTAATAAAGGAGAAGTATATGAAAAATGAAACTGTGTATTTTGAATTCTTAGACGAAATTCAAATGTCTAAGAAAAATACTGTATTGAGTTATTCTCAATCTTTAATCGAAGCGTTCCAACTGCCTAAAGAAGAAGCTGAAACGCTTGTTAAAGCTTGGCGTCTTTATTGTGCATTTAATAGAGGAGTGAAGTATGTCTAAAAATAAAAAATTAACTTCAATCAAGCTAGACGACTTTAGTGTGCTTGGTTATAGAGTTATGGGTAGATATAGCAAGATGAATAAAAGCTACGAAGAATATAAATTTATGACTGATGTAGCATTAGACATATTAGATCATCTGCCAAAAGAAATGTTAAAAGAACTAGTCAAGTCTGATTTTTTACTTCCAAAAGATAAAATGAATGTTTGAATGGTTTTTAATATTACTACTGTTAGTTTTAATCATACTAATAGAATAAACGGGAAACGGGATTGAATATCAATCCCGTTTTTTTTTGCATCTAATTTTTTAAACAACACCTAACACAAAAAATTAGCTCCCTGGAAGCAGGACAAAGATCTGTCAATAAAACAACAGACGGGAATCGGGATCTAAATTCAGGGTTTTTTCTGGCGTTAAAATTTTTTAGAGATAACACCTAACACGAGTGGCCCTCTCAGCTGCAAGATATTCTTAGAAAGCAGGATAAATTAATATTAAAAGAAAGGTTTACAATCAGTAAAATAATCTGTATATTGAGCTTATATATATATAGGAGAAGTATATGTCATATGTAAAAAAAGCAGACCAGCGTGCATCTAAAAAATATTTATTAGATCTGTTGCCTAAGTGTTCGCAGAACTTGCCATATGGAAAAGGAGAAGCGTATATTTATACAAATTTAGTGCACGTCTCCTCGTCTGGTTTGACCAGGTGGATCAAGCCTCTGGTAATCGTAAATGATAGACCGTTGAATATTTCATATCACGTGAACCACGTTTTTGGAGATAAGCCAGTAGAAAAAGACGGTACTCAATGCGTCAAGATAAGCGGATGTGGGATGGATATGGGGTTTCACTTAGTTTATGCCTTATCAAGTATTTTATTTGATGACGGCTACAAAATTAAGCACGAATGGATCTAATCAAGTTTCGGGACGGGACGGGTTCTGGGTTTCATAGTTGCCCAGGATGCCTGTCCTTTTGTCACACACATAACAAAAGTTAGCGCGCGCTAGGTTCTGGTGGATATTCTCCTCATAATAATTGTGTTCTATCTAATATATTTATTAATAGAATAATAACGGGAACGGGATTTGAAATGTAGGGTTTTGATTTCTTGGTTAAAAAAATTTAAATAACACATAACACAAAAAAACAGCACCCGAGCTGTCGAAACAGGATCTAAAAAAAAATTAAATTAATTTACATATAGTAGACAAATTGTGTTATATTAAAAATATACATTTGGAGAAAAACTATGAAATTGAATATACAAATAATGCAAGGTGAACAGGTTGTTGGTCTTGCTTTAGAAAATAATTGTCAAGAACTTGTTATAAATGGCATTACTGTAATTCGTAATGGTCAGATATGCGTTGAAGAGTATCAACAATTATTTAATGGTAATACCAATCAGGCATTAGGTAATAATGAACCTGATAACCTTTTACCTAACCATAATGATGTCAACTAAGGTTGGCATCATGTACGAGGTTAGAATTTATCCCACAAGTAATAAAGACTATTTTATAACTCCATTCACATATCGGAATCGGATTCAAGCTGTTAATAAAGTTAAGTCTTTATGGAGACAAAATAAAAAAGCACAACTACATAGGAGGGAGATTATGAAGTAGTTAAATCGGCATCATACTTTGATGCCAAATTATTAAGGACACTTAGGTGTCCTTTTTTTTGCCCACTCAAAAGAGCAGGATTCTTTTTGCCAGGGAATCGGAGGGCGTCGCTCCCTGGAGATGAGGGCTACCATCAAAAAAAAAATGCAAGGCATATAACACAAGCTTTACACAACATCTCTCTCAAATAATAATGATTTGTAGCACAACCCTATCTTTTTTTATAAACCTAGTGTTACAATCTTTGATAAGTTAAAAAGGGTATGAGTGGAACATCCCCCAATTACGGATTTTCTCCTTCCTTATATATATACTCGTACCCTTTTTACAGGAGAAAAAATATGGACGAACTAGATCAGATAGAACAGAGCCTTAACCAAGGCAATCAAAATATGGATATGTCGCCTGAAGATATGCTTAGGCAAGAATTATCACAAATTTCCCCCCAAGAAAAACAAGAAGCCATACAATCTTTGCAAGAAATCATCAATATTGTTGCCCAATTAGAGGCAAATGGAGCTACAGAGGAAGAAATAGCACAATTTTTGGCTGAAATAGGCTTAACTATTGAAGAATTAGAGATGGTTGAGAACTTATTGATGGGAGAAGGTCAGCCTGAAATGAATATGGGCATGATGTAATGGGTTTTTTTAGTAGATTAAGAAATAAAATGGCAGTTTCTCCTATGCTGCCAACACTTTCTCCTACATTACCAACAACACCTAGCTTTGCATTTCCGTTTATAAGTCCTACAGGCAGACTACCTGATAGTGTTAGAGATAATATTATGCGTAATCTAAGAGGTATAGCAGGTACCCTAGGCCAGCCCAATAATATGATGCCAAAAATGCCTATGACACCCCCACCACAAATTATGCCTATGCAAAACAGAATGATTCCTAGGCCAGAAAAATTTTCACAAGCTTTTGGTATGCGAGTACCTATGTTTCAAGATGGTGAAGAGGTTGTTAGCGAAAAAGAATCCGACATCTTTAAAGCTCCAAAGAGGGGTGGCAACCCATTAGATATTAGATCTTCTTTTAGAAGGAAAATGAAAATGGATAAAAGTTTATTAAATGAACCATCTGATTTATCTGGTATCGCAAGAAGCCTAATTAGACCTAAAGGTGGGGGTCTTGATTTATTAGAATATGATTTAACAGATTTTCTTAATTCAAGTCCAAAGCAAAGATTATTTGGTGTGAATGTTCAACTAGGAAATTTGATGAGGCAGTATGAAGGTGCTGTTTTTCGTAAAGATGCGGAAGAAGCAGACAGGTTAAGCAAAGAAATTAATGAATTAGATGCTATTAGGATTAGTATTCAAAATGAAATGATGCCTGTGCCAGAAATGAGTAATGGTGGACCTATACCAGAGACAACCGTAAGGGCTAAAAGAGTTGATAAAAAGGATAGACCTAATTTTGTGAAAACAGTTGAAACTATTACGGCTAAATTAGACGATAGTTTAATGGATAAAGATCAACAAGACATTTTAGATTCTTTATCTAGTAAATTAAAAATTCAAGAACTGATTGACAGCTTATCCAAAGGCAGAAATATGAGTAATATGGATCTTGAATCAATCAGCGACATACTAGGAAGTTCTAAAGGAATGAGCTGATGTCTAGAGCAGACATTAGTGCCGAAATAGCAGACTTAGTTGGAAAAGGCAAAGTTCGAGACGCTTACTCTAAGTTTGAAGAACTGCCACTAATAGACCAAGTAGGCATATCAATATCCCCAGGCGTAGGTGATGCTTTAGCAGCTTATGAAACCTATGAGTTTTCTAGCAGAGCCAAAGAAAAATTCAAAGAAAGTGATATTTTAGGTGGCGTTGGTTATGGAGCTATAACTGGCTTAACTGCTGCATCTTTGATTCCTTTATTTAGGTTGTTTAGAGGTGTACGTCCTGCTACCAAAGCCGTTACTAAAGAAACCGTTAAGGCACCAGTTGCTCAACCAAAAGATTTACCTAAACCTTCAAAAATAGAAATACCTAAGCTAGATAAAGACAGGCCTTTAACAGAACTTGCTTATCCCAATACTGGTAATTTTACAATTGGCGATCCAATAGATGATGTTACAGGTTTAATTTCAACTACCCGTAAAGAACTTTATACAGGCAACTACGGTAATGAAATGAAAATGAAAAGTTTGTTAAACAAACTGAAAAATAAAGTACCTAATAGTGAGCTAAGAGCTTTAGATGTTTTAAATCCTGATGGCACACTACACAAAGATTTTATCCGAAGATTTGGATCTATAGAAAATAAAATAAATATTAAAGGTTTAGATAATTATTTAGAAGAAAAACAATTAGATTATTTCAAATTTGAAATAGATCCAAACAAAAGAGTAGGTGGCAGTACTTTAATGGATTTTGGTATACCTGATACAGTTCAAGAAGCTTCTTACCGTGTTAAAGGTTTAGATGCAAAAAAAGAAATGGGTGATGCACATTTTAATAAATATTATGATGATGTATTAGTCTTTGATGGTTCTACAGATATTGATTTTGTAGGCTTGGAAACTAACATGAGAATAGCTTTAAGAGCTAATTTGGATGATATGCGCACACAATATGATTATATTTATGACAATCCTACTCAACTTATAGATTTGAAAAAATATCAAGGCAACGCACTAGAAAAAATATCTAGAAAAGTTATTGATTACTCACCTGCTGATATAGACAAAGAAATTGTTAAACATTTTGATGCAGTAGTTCCAGGCAAACCTTTTAAAATACCAGATCGTAAGGCAGATGGTGGTTTTAGAACTGTATTTAAAAATCCTTCAGAAATATTTGATTTTAAAGAAGCCCATCATAATTACGTTAGAACTATTAAAGAAATATTGCCAAATTTAGACAGTAAAAATTTCTTAAAAATGATGAAAGCAGATAGAGACACTATTAGTGACGGCATCAAAGGAATAAAAGAAAGTTTAGTTGCTCCTGGTAGATCAGTAAGAGAACTAACTATGAAAGCTAACGATCCAAATCAAAATTTTGTTATTAAAAATTTAAACAGAATTCAATCAGATTATGCAGAAGGTATAGCAAAAGCTCGTAGCAGACAAGGTAATGCTTACAAAGATCCAAAAGTAGCTAAAGAACTAAACGATACCTTTAACGAATTTAACAAAGAAGTTTCAGATTTTAATAAAAAACCAGCAAGTATTGCTACATATGATGATCCTATGGATAGGTTAATTAATGAACCTGAGTTTGTAATAAAAGCTCGAGATAAATTACAACCATATTTAGACGCTAATTATAAAATAATTTACGGTATACCAAACGCTGCTAAGGTTAAAGGCACATTAACAGATTTTATAAAACAATCTTATCAAGATTACGCAGATGACTTTTACCGTGGCAGAGTCACAGGATCTTTTTTGAAATACATTAAACAGTCATCTGAATTAGCAAAAAATAAACATTTACAAGTTGGTGATGATGTTTTTGTTAAACCACTCTCAAGTTTTGAATTTCCTCCTGGCTTATTTGATATAGATGATTTTGCTGTAAAAGGCAGGCCCGTTGTAACAAAAATTGTAACTCGTGCAAGAGTTAACGATGCTGTGCGTAGAAACTATGGCGGTATTTATATTGATGGGCCACAAAAAGTTGTAGAAAGAGAAGCTGGTGGCAGAGACGCAAACTTTATCGTTCAAGCACAGTATGTTGAAGCTGCTAATGAGCTAAAAAAAATAGTCAGAGAAATGGGTGGCAATCCAAATGATGTAAAATTTATTTACGATGCTCCAGCTAACAATTTGCCACAAACTATATCTGGAGCACATTATATTTTTACCGATCAATTTATAGATGCAGTCAAAAAGAAAGGCATTAACGCTTTCAAAGATGGTGGTCTTGTCAGTATTGATAAAATGATAGCTTCTTTATGAGCCTAGCACATTTATCCGATACAGAGATGAAAGAAGCTCTGTTGTTAAAACAACGCTTGGATAATCTTAAAAACCAAGATAACTGTCAACAAAATTTTTTAGAGTTTGTAAAACAGATGTGGCCTGAATTTATTTGTGGCAGACATCATAAAATTTTTGCTGATAAATTACAGCAAATTGCAGAAGGTAAAATTAACCGATTGATTGTTAATATGCCTCCTCGTCATACTAAATCAGAGTTTGCATCTACTTACTTTCCAGCTTGGATTATGGGCAAACAACCAAATCGTAAAATTATGCAGACAACACACACAGGTGAGTTAGCCGTAAGGTTTGGTAGAAAAGTAAGAAACATGATGGACACAGAAGAATACGGCAAACTGTTTCCTAATGTAGAATTACAAGCTGACTCTAAATCTGCAGGACGTTGGGAAACCAATAAAGGCGGCGAATACTTCGCAGCAGGTGTGGGGGGAGCGATTACAGGTCGAGGTGCAGATCTATTAATTATTGATGATCCACACTCAGAACAAGACTCATTATCTAAAACTGCTATGGAAGCTTGTTATGAATGGTACACATCTGGACCAAGACAAAGACTACAACCTGGAGGAGCCATAGTTTTGGTGATGACTCGTTGGAGTAATACAGATCTAACAGCTAAATTATTAAATGCACAACAAGAACTAAAAGCTGATCAATGGGAAGTTATTGAGTTCCCTGCAGTATTTCCTGAAACAGACAATCCTTTATGGCCAGAGTTTTGGTCTTTTGATGAGTTAGAAAGAGTAAGAGCTTCTTTACCGTTAATAAAATGGAACGCACAATGGTTGCAAACTCCAACTGCTGAAGAAGGATCTATTATAAAACGTGAGTGGTGGCAAGATTGGGAGTCTGAGAATTTACCTGCAGTTCAGTACATAATTCAAAGCTATGATACAGCTTTTTCTAAAAAAGAAACTGCAGACTATTCTGCTATATCAACTTGGGGTGTTTTTAGGCCTAGTGAAGATGCTCCAGATTCAATCATCTTGCTTGACTGTCAAAGAACTAGACTAGATTTTCCTGAACTAAAAAAGTTAGCCTATCAAGAATATCAGTATTGGGAGCCAGATATGGTCTTAATTGAAAGCAAAGCAAGTGGTACCCCGTTAACACACGAATTACGCAGATTGGGCATACCTGTTGTTAATTATTCACCAACACGAGGCCATGACAAACACTCCCGTATGCACTCAGTCGCACCAATATTTGAAAGCGGTTTAGTTTGGGCTCCAAGCCACAAGGCTTTTGCTCAAGAAATGATTGAGGAGTGTGCATCTTTTCCGTTTGGAGCAAATGATGATTTATGTGATACTATGACACAAGCTATGATGAGATTTCGGGAAGGTGGTTTGGTTTCATTATCAGATGATTATGAGGATAGAGAGCGCCAACCTGTAAAACGAGAATATTATTGATGTATAGATTTTTTATAACTGAGTATGTAAAAAATGGGCAGACTCTTGATGGTCCTATAGTTATTGCGAAAACTTTTGAAGAAGCAATTACTCAAGCAAGAGATTTTAATGTTAGGTTGGTAGGAGAAATAAAAGATAAAATTTATCATAGTATAGAGTATGGCGATGAAATAGAGTCAAGAACATTACATTAATGGCTATAGAAAATTCAAATAAAGAAGATCTATTTAGTAAAAATTACTCTTTTTTAAGTAAATGGCATAATGATAATTATACTGTTTTTGAGAAAGGAGAAAAATTTAAAGACACATCTATGCAACTAGGAACATATGGAATAGATAATAAAACTTTTATTTTGCCAACATACAAAAAAGGAGTTGGAAAAATAGCAGATCCTCTAAAATATTTTTTAAAAGATATTAAAAGCGGGAAAATACAAGGCTATAATTCAAAAGTTACTGCTGAAGAAGAATTAGAATCGTTAAGAAGCAAAATCTTACAAGTGCAAAAAAATAATGGCAATTGAAAATCAAAGAGATATACCAGTAGATGTAACAAAATCTGTTTCGCAAGAACAAGATGAGCTAAATACTGTTGTAGAGGTTTTAGAAGAAGAAAATCCAAACGTCACTATGACAGAGGATGGGGGAGCCATTTTAGGTCAAGTTGATGTGCCAATTGAAAATAGTTTTGATGATAATTTAGCTGAGTTATTAGACGAAAGTGAACTGCAACAAATAGCATCAAACTTAGTAGCCTCAATAGAAAAAGATAAAGCTGCTAGAGAAGATTGGGAAAATACATATACTGACGGTCTTAAATATTTAGGCATGAAGTTTGATGATGAAAGAAGTGAGCCATTTGAAGGTGCATCAGGTGTCATACACCCTTTACTAGGAGAAGCTGTTACTACCTTCCAAGCTCAAGCTTATAAAGAATTATTCCCAAGTGGTGGTCCTGTAAAAAGCCAAGTTGTTGGTGACTACAATTCTGTGGTTGAAGAACAGGCTCAACGGGTACAAGAGTTTATGAATTATCAAATAGTTCATGTAATGCAGGAGTTTGATGAAGAGTTAGATCAGCTTTTGTTTTATTTACCTTTGGCAGGATCTGCTTTCAAAAAAGTTTATTATGATGAAACTCTTGATAGAGCCATATCAAAGTTTGTAGCACCAGAAGATTTAGTGGTGCCTTACTATACGACTGATCTAGAGTCATGTCCTAGAATCACTAACATAATAAAAATGCCTGAAAATGAAGTCAGAAAACTTCAAGCGATTGGATTTTATAGAATGTTTGATACAGGTCAAGGAGATTTAGATGCAGGCTCTCAAGTTAAAGAAGAGATAGATGAGCTATCTGGAATCCAATCACAATATGACGGTGATGAGGTAGCTAATTTATACGAAGTTCATTGTAATTTAGATCTACCAGGCTTTGAAGATGTCAATCAAGATGGTCAAATGACAGGTGTAAAATTGCCTTACATAGTGACCATAGACTCTTACAACGATAAAGTTTTATCAATTCGTAGAAATTTTAAAGAAGAAGATCCCTTACGAAATAAAATAGAATATTTTGTGCATTTTAAATTTCTACCAGGATTAGGATTTTATGGTTTCGGTCTAACACATATGATCGGAGGATTGTCAAAGGCGTCTACGTCTATATTAAGGCAATTGATTGATGCAGGTACCCTTGCCAACCTACCTGCTGGGTTTAAGACAAGAGGTATTAGAATTAGGGATGAGGACACCCCTATACAGCCTGGAGAGTTTAGGGATGTAGACGCCCCTGGCGGATCTTTGCGAGAATCTATACAACCGCTACCTTTCAAGGAGCCTAGCGGTACATTACTTAATTTATTAGGTATATTGGTTGATTCTGGTCAAAAGTTTGCATCCATAGCTGAGATTAACACAGGCCAAGGTAATCCAAATGCTCCAGTAGGAACCACACTAGCATTATTAGAGAGATCTACAAAAGTTTTATCTGCTATTCACAAAAGATTACACAACGCACAGAAAAAAGAATTTAAACTATTAGCAGAGATATTTAAAGAATCATTACCGCCAGAATATCCATACATGACAGCTAACGGTAATTTAAGTATAAAAGTTTCTGATTTTGACGATAGGGTTGATATTATACCTGTAAGTAATCCAGATATATTTAGCACCTCTCAAAGGATTGCTATGGCACAAGAACTTATGCAGTTGGTACAATCAAATCCCTCAGTTCATGGCCCACAAGGTATTCATGAATCCTATCGTCGAATGTATGCTGCCATAGGTGTAGATAATATAGATCAGTTATTGATGCCTCCGCCTGATGCAGAACCAAAACCAATTGAAGCTGGTATTGAGAACAACGGTTTGTTAATGGGTATGCCAGCACAAGCTTTTCCGCAACAAAATCATGATGCTCATATTTCTATTCATATGAGTCTACTCAACACGCCACCTGTGCAAATGAACGCACAAGTACAAGCTTTGATTCACTCCCATATTATGCAACATTTACAAATGAAAGCTGATGGTTTAGCAAAACAACAAATGCCACAAGAACTTTTAGTGCAATATGAACAGCTAATACAACAATCAGAACAAGCCCCAGATGCAGAAGCCATACCTTTATTAGCACAGGCAAATGATATATTGGCACAATTTTCTGCTCCAATATTAAGTGAGTTGATGATTGAATATACAAACCAAATTTCTGCTCCGCAAGATGAAGATCCACTTGTCGCTATTAGAAAACAAGAACTTGCACTCAAAGGTCAAGAACTAGCACAAGAACAACAACAGTTTGCTGCAGATCAGCAACGTCGAGTTGAAGAATCTTTGCGTAGAGATCAAGTAGATAGAGAAAGAATTGATACTCAAGAAGAAATTGCAGACATAAAAGACGCAACAGCAAGAGCAAGACTAGCACAACAAAAAGAAATGCAAATGCTAAATATGTTTAAGAAAAATAATTAAAAGGTTGCAAATTAAAAAAAATTTATCCAAAATTACGACATGATTAAAAAAACAGATATTAAAAATTTATCCGAACCTAAAATTAAGAAAGGTAAACAAGATTATGGAAACAAAGGTTCCGTATCTTTTAAAACTGAAGAAGGTACTTTTTCAGCTGATACTAATCCAAAACCAGGTATGGGTAAAGGTAAAGCTAGAGGTATGGGCGCTGCTGAATTTGGTGGCAAATTCTCTGGTATTTATTAATGTCAGTAGAGTGGATCAGTAATAAATTTTTTAAAGAATTAAAACAAAAAAAGGAAGATATTACTGACACTATGCTAGCTGGTGTAAAAGATTTTGATCAGTACCAGTATCTACGTGGACGCTACAGTTCTCTGGTTGACGTAGAAAGTACATATAGAGAGCTGCTAGGAAAAATAATGCAAGATGAAGAAAGTAATAGTTCCTGACCATATTGCTGAAGAAAAGAACAAAGAAAAATCCGAAGTCGAAGAAGCTTTTGTAAAAGCTGATGAAAGGGTTTTAGACCCAACCTTACTCAAACAATCCTTACTAGATCGTATGCCAAGTCCTACTGGCTGGAGAATATTGATATTGCCATATAAAGGCAAAGGTGTTAGTAAAGGTGGTATTCAATTAGTTAAAGATACGGTAGATCGAGAAGCTCTAGCTTCTGTAGTGGCTTATGTAGTAAAAATGGGTCCACTTTGTTATACCGATACATCAAAATTTGGTTCAGAACCTTGGTGTCAAGAAAAACAATGGGTTTTGATAGGGAGGTACGCAGGCGCTCGTTTTAAGTTAGGCGATAACGCTGAGTGCCGTATTATTAACGATGACGAGGTTATTGCTACGATCGCAGATCCAGATGATATTGTCACGCTGTAACATAAGGTAATTATGCAAGAAGAAAATAAAGTAGAAAATACAGAAGCAGAAGATCAGATTATTGATCTAGATGCTCCACAAGAAGATTCTGTAGAAGAAAAAGAGGAGATAGAAGTAGTTGAAGAAACTACTGAAGATCCAGTTGAGGAAACAAGTGCAGAATCGAAAGAAGAGTTAGAAGATTATTCTAAGGG